AGGACTGGTCATGGATTAATTTTTCCATGTTTCTAGCAGACTCTTCTGCAGGTTCTATCTGAGGCATAGATTTTAAATCAGGTGCAGGTCCTTTTTCAAATCCTGCATTAGCATATTTTTCTGCTAATCCATTTAAAATACTATCGGCGGTAGAGCCTGGAGATATATCTCTGCCATCACCATCAAACCCATATATGTCCTCCATACGTGGGTCCTTCATATTCTCTGGTTTTATGTGTGCATATTTACTAGTCCCTGATGGAACTGTAGTAGGATGTATTCCAATTGGAAACTTACCTTGCGAAAATAAAACCTCTATTAGTTGACCGTAAGCAGCTAATACTTTAGTTTTTGTAACTTTAACAAAGACTCTAGATTTTTCAGAATCTCTAAAAGCCATATCAGAACCATAGATACCTCTATAGTTTCTGTATGCTCTTAACCATCTTTTCTCATCGTATAGACGTGCTTGTTCTGACTCTTTTAATCTAGATTCAATTACATAACCTAGATTATCAAAGCTAGAATCTTTCTCGTTGTCTAAAGCTTCTACGTTGTCACTTTCAGAGAAAACACCTTGTGGGTTTTCATGTGGCATTTAAATTAGTAATCTCTTTCGTCAGCTAATGTAAATACTTTCCCGTCAACAGTGTTTTTGTTTTCTTTTGGGAACTCTTTATTTACTCCGCCTTCAGCGTAGTCTGCAGGTAAACCTGTTCCAGGCTTTACTACATTTATCTTACTATCCCCTTGCTTAGCAGCCTCGTTACCATACATATTTTCTGGTAGGTCGCCTTGCTTGTACTGTTTCATTATTGCCATTTTTACCTCCTATGGTTCTTGGTTTGATACCTTATCCAATCTTTTACAGACGAATAAAATAAAACTTCTGTTAAAAAATTACCGTATGAATTTACAACACCCTCTTCATCTTTTTCTTTTAGATTGTATTGATAAAATCCAACGTGTAGTAGTTCATGCAATAAAACATTTACTGCATCTGGTCCACCTCTATCTATCATTTCTTTATCTAAATATATTTTATAAGGTGGTATTTGAACAAATGTTCCTTGTGCCTCTGATACTTCATACATAATATCATGAGGAACACAAACTAGTTCTACTGTAAAAGGACCGATAGTTACTTTATCTGGAAGTTTCAATATCCGAATACACTATCAGCAGGTGTAGAATTTTGTCTTTCAGTAGATGTTATAAAATCATTTCCTCGTAAAGATACTGGGTGTAAAGGTCTACTCATACATCCATATCTTAATGCATCGTATGCGTGGTCTTCTGCATATGTGTCAACATCTTCTGGATTATTTTTATCCACAGGTAACATCGGTAATGTTCTAATTAAGTTTAGACAATTACTAAATATAAATAAACTTGGATGACCTGTCTCTTCGTTAACTCTTAGTCTTTTGTGAACTTCTACTTTTCCAGATATTCTACTTCTAGGACTTCTATCAGATTGTCTCCAACGACATCCTTCTTGTATCATTGTTTCTGCAATACTAGGACCTATGTCTCCTCTTCTTGCCCAAGTAGAACTATCTAAAACTCCGTATCTAATATATTCACCATCTTCTAATTCTAAAACTTTCTTTGCAAAAACATCTGCTGTATTTCTTTTTGTATACAGTTCTCTATATGCAAATAAATTATTATCGTAATCTACAGCAAACCATAAACAACATGCAGGTGAACTGTATCCCCAGTCTGCTGCTCTAAACTTCATCCAGTTCCTAGGTATATCAAAAGGTTCTATCACATGAACTGGTCTACTAAATTCAGGGAACGATGAACTTTCATATGCATCCCAATCACCTTCTAAGAATTGTTTCTTTTGTACTTCAGGCAGAGATGCTAACATAGCGTAGTAATCATCAGTCTGCATTAGATATGGATTATCTTGTAACTTAGCAGGTATAAATTTTCTTGATATTTTCTTTATACCCTTTGGTGTTTGTATCTCCACATCAAACTTTTGATTTGGTTCTGATGGGTCAACAAACATTTCTTTTACCCAAGTAGAACCTACATTACCAGGATTACCAGTTGCTCTCATGTAAACAGGAATGTCTGGGTCTACACTTCTAAGTGATGAACGTAGAAAGTTATAAATATCTTGTGTCGGATATTGTGGTAGTTCATCTATTCCAATCCAAGTATAAGACTGTCCTTGGTATCTTAATGCGTCAGTTAAATTTTCTGCATATCCAAATTCTATTCTAGCACCTGATGGGAATCTCCACTCTTTTTCTTGCTCTCTCCATTTAGCACCAGGGTAAGCTCTAGAATATAAATTTTGTGAGTGGTTAATTAAATCTCTTAGTTCTGGCATTGTTCTTCTTACTAACAATGCACGATGATTTTGTTTATCACAATATCTAAGAGGGTCCACTAACATTGCGTAAGATTTACCACCACCTCTTGCACCACCATAAAATACTTCTCTTTCTGATGCTGCTAGAAAATCAGATTGTGGTCCATCATTAGGTTGAAAGATTATATCTTTTTTTTCAAAAGCTTTTTTAATAGTGGGTGGTGCTTCCTGTATTTCTTTTTCATCTATTACAGTTTTTACTTTACCCTCTAATACTACATCTAAATCTTTTATCTTTTTATGTTTGTTATGTAGTTTGTTTCTTTCTTTATCTAATTCTCTTTTTGCTTTTAATACTCTGTCTCTTTGATAATCTAGTTGCTCTCTTACAGATTCTCTTGCTTTTAATTTTATATTATCCTTGTTAACTATTTTATGAAAACCTTGTCTACTAATTTTTCTTTTGGTTTTACTATAAATATAATCAACACACTTTTGTAAAGACTGTCCTTTACCATGTAGCTTTACAGCTTCTTCTAAAACTTCTAATTCCTCTGGTATTGGTAATACTAACTTTGGGTCTTCGTCAGATTTTTTATATCCAAATGGAACTAGTGTGCCTTTAATCCTCTTTGGTTGATACATTCTTTGGTGGTAATATAAATATTCCGTGTTGGACTTTTGCATTTAAATCAATGCGTTCTGTTTTAGATATTCCAACTCTATCTAAAATTTGTTTTGCTGCTTCTAGTCTAGTGTTAGCACCAGGTACACTACCATCTTCATCTAAAGCATTTATCATTCCCATAACTGCTTTTGGTGAATGAGTAGCTAACACACCCTCAGCTCTTTCTATTATTTCTTCTTTCAAAGACTTAACAATTTTTTGATAATTACTTTCATCGTATCCTGCAAGTTTAGCTGCTTGTCTTGGATTACCATGAGCATCACTAAATAAATGTTGTAAAAAACTTTCTTGTTTTTCTGTAAGCTGTTTATTTTTTTCAGGAACTAACATTGCGAACCTTTTGTAAATGTTTTTCTGTTCTTTCTTGTAACCATTCAGGAGTTTTTCTAATACCTGCTTTTTCTTCTGCTTGTCTTTCTTTCATTCCCTGTCTGGCTGCACTAATCATTTGGTCTCTTGCACCATGCTCTCCTCTTTCAATAAAACTTAACCTTGGTGCAGTTATCAATTGTTCTATGTTTTTATTTTTTAGTGGTATCTTTCTATCGGCGATAGGTAAATACTCATCCCATATCTCGCCTGTTTTTATATTTCTGTATGTATATACTGGCATTATTTTTTTTTGTTAAAACTTTTACTTCTTTTTTTAGCTGCCTTAAGTGCAGATGTTTGAGACTTATGTATGCTTGTTGGTTTTAATGTTCCTTTTATTATCTTATTTCTTATTTGGTCCTCTGTATAAGATTTCCCTTTAATTTTACTAGGTGCATTTATCCAAAAGCCACTGTCCATTTTTATTGTTACAGATACTTCATGTGCCATTATTTTATATCCTCAAAATATTTTCTTTGATATTTATTTAATTCTGATAAGGTATTTACATCAGTATCACTTTCACATAATTTTTTATATTTAGTTTTATCGTTCAACCAACTTCTACCATTCCAAAATTCAAATCCATTAAATCTGGATTTGTATAAACTTGTTTTTTCATAACCATAAGATAGATAATACTTTTTACATTTATTTTTAATAGACCAATCAATCTCATAAAGTGTTGCGTATGTTCCCATTCCTATCTTTGGATTTTCATAATCCCAAGCAAACTGTCCTGTTAATACATGTTTACTATTAAAAACTTTTAATTCTGTAAACGCTACTGGTTTATTTTTGTAATAGTAAATAAAATATTTCCAGTCTATGTAGTCTTCTTTTTCAAATACTTCACTGTCCTCTTCATAATCTTTTTCGTGAAACTTTTTATACCTGACATACTTTTTATAAATATCTGATATTATACAAAAAAGTTTATCGTCTAGTTTATCAAATACTTTTACAGTGATATCTTTTTTTCTAAGTGTCTTTCTTTGTTTTTTACTAAAAGAAAATTTATTTAAAAGTATTCTTGTATTCCTAGCATTAATCCAAGTTAAGCTATCTAGCTTTGTGTAGTACCACGATAATGGTATCCATCCATTTTCAAAAGCTTGACAGTATTCATCCTCACTAAAATTTGCTAGTGCTAGAGAATATATGAAATCATAGTTTGTTAATTTTCCTGTAATATGGTCAAAGAATAATTTCACTAAGGTCGTTCAAACTGAGTCATGTATGAATCATCAGTTGTAACATCTTCTTCTCTAGTATTTTCTACCGTGTAAAAATTCTGGTCTATCTTGTATCCTGGATTCTTTGTTAATCTTTCTTCCATGAAAGCATCATCATACCAAATAGTTCTATTGTTTGGATATGCAAAAAAGTTTCCGTCATCCATTCTAAACATGTGAGCACATTTATGTTCTGGGTCCTCACTA